GCGTCATTTGGCGACTTCGCCAAGTCGATTCTAGCCGATATGGCGCGCATCGCGATTCGCCAAGGAAGCTCGTCGGCGCTTAGTGGTCTGTTCGGTCTGGCGGCTACCGCTGCGAGCTCCTACTTCGGCGGTGGCGCGGCGTCAGCCGGATCAACACAAGCCGGCTACTCGAGCACCTACTTCCCGCAAGCGAAGGGTGGCGCCTGGTCCGGCGGCGTGCAGATGTTTGCCGATGGCGCCGCCTTCACCAACAGTATCGTCAGCAAGCCAACGGCATTCGGTATGGCTAATGGTAAAACCGGCGTGATGGGCGAGGCTGGCGAAGAGGCAATTGTTCCGCTGGCTCGTGACTCGCAAGGGCGCCTTGGTATCCGCGGCGGAAGCAGCGCAACACCCATCACCATGACCTTCTACATTGATGCGGCTGATAACGGTGCCAGTACAATCCCAGATCCGGCGAAACTGGCTGAGGCGATGAAGGTTGTCGCACAGCAGGAAATAGCTCGGCAGCGCCGTAACGGCGGGCAACTCACTTAAGGAGGCGTCATGCCGACATTCACATGGGTTCCGACCTACGACGCCACCAAAACGATCACCCCGACGGTCAAGGTCATCAAGTTCGGCGATGGGTACGAGCAGCGGCAAGGAACCGGTATCAACCGACAGCCGCGCAAGCTCACCCTTACCTTCAAGCGACCCAAGGCGGAGATTGAAGCCATCGACGCCTTTCTCAAGGCCCGTGGCGCAATCGAGGCCTTCACCTACACGCACTCTGGTCAATCAACAGGGCAATTTGTTTGCCGAGAATGGACTCGCACCAACATCGCAAAAGGCGTTGACGGCCTGTCTGCGACCTTTGAGGAGGTTTACGAATGAGTGAACTGCAAGGTCAACTCTCGCTCGCGAAAGGCCTGACGTTCTGGGAAGGCTTCGAGCTGGTGCTGCCTGACCAGACGATCCGCTTTCATGCCGGAACCAACGAACTTCTGGGGTCCGTCGTCTGGCAGGGCAATACCTATACGCCCTGGCCAATCAACGCTGTCGAGTTCGCCACGCCCAGCCAAGGCTCACCAGCACGACCAAAGCTACAGGTTGGCAACTTCGGCGGCACCATCTCGGCGTTGTGCCGGCAGTACGAAGACCTGCTGGCGGTCAAACTCAAGCGGAGACGCACGCTGGTCAAGTACCTGGACGCGGCGAACTTCTCTGCCGGCAACCCTACGGCCAACCCAGCCGAAGAGTACCCGGTCGAAACCTGGATCATCACCCGTAAGGCCAATGAAACGCCTGCGGCGATCGAGTTCGAGCTTGGCTCGCCGCTGGACCTGCAAGGCGTCAAGCTGCCGCGGCGTCAAGTTGTGGCTGGCACATGCCTCTGGGCTTACCGCTCAGGCGAGTGCAGCTATGCTGGCGGGCCGGTGGCGGACTACGCCAACAACCCAACGAGCGATCCCGCAAGGGATCAGTGCAGCCGAACCCTGAAGGGGTGCAAGTTACGCTTTGGTGAGTTCGGTGAGCTGCCATTCGGCGGTTTCCCGGGTATCGCCCGTGTGCCGAGGCTTTGAACATGAACGAACTGCTCAACAAGTGCCGGGCAGATGCCGTGCTGCACGCTCTGGCCGAGTATCCGCGCGAGTCGGTCGGGCTGGTCATCAACGCCAGGGGCAAACCTCGATACGTGCCGTGTCGCAATCAATCCGAAGAGCCGGATCACTTCATCCTGCATCCAGAGGACTACGCGGGCGCCGAGGATATGGGCGACATCATCGCCGTCGTGCACTCACACCCTGACGCCGGTCCAGAGCCAAGCCTGCACGATATCGCAAGCCACGCCGCCAGCCGGATGACTTGGTGGATTGTAGGGCTGAAGGATGGCGTGGCGACCTGGCACGAGATACCGGCCGCCGGCGAACTGCCGCTGGAAGGCCGCGTGTTCGTCCACGGCGTCATCGACTGTTACACCCTGGTCCGTGACTACTACCGCCAAGAGCTTGGCATCACCTTGCCGGACTTCCACCGCAAGGACGACTGGTGGCACAACGGCGAGAACTTATACGTCGACAACTTCGCCAGGACCGGCTTCGTCCCAGTGGGTACGCCCGAGCCTGGCGACTTGATCGTTATGGCGATCGGCAGTCCGACGCCGTGCCATGGCGCGATATGGCTGGATGGCGACGTGCTGCTTCATCATCTTTACGGGCGCCTAAGCTGCAAAGAGGTCTATGGCCGCGCCTATCGTGAATGCACGACACATATCATGCGCTATAAGGGAGCGAAGGCTCCTGACGAGGACCGGCGCACCATCAAGGACTGCTCGAGTCGATTTGACGGCGCGGAGCCGCTGCTCACACCATTCCCGGGGATGTCGCGCACATAGGCCCTGTATTTGTGCGCGTCCGCCCTGTTAGAGTCGCCAAAACATTTGGAGGCTCAATATGCGTATGGTCGTTGCTGCACTGTTCATGATGACTCTGCTCGGTTGTACGACGGCCGGACTTCAGCAAGATGCCCCGGCTTATTCAGGCGTATCCAGCAAGACCCCGCAGAGCCTGGCGCGATGCTTGTCACCAAAATGGCAGGAGTTTAATTCGTCCACCAGTTCAATCGAAACCGAGACCGGATACAAGATCGCTGCATCGGCGATGTACACCGGAACGGTAGCGCTTGCCGTTATTGATCAAAGCAGCACTGGCTCAACTGTCCGCGTATTCCTGCCTATGGACTGGGCGGGAACCCAAGGATGGAAGGATGCCGCCAAAACCTGCATCTGACCCACTGAAAACACAAAGCCGCCTACGGGCGGTTTTTTATTGCCGGGAGAAAAGTATGAGCGCCGCCATCGACAAGGGAATGACCCGGATTTTGCTATCTGGCAGCCTTGCTCAGGCTTTCGGTCGCGAGCATTTCCGCCTGCTTGAGACGGGTACTACTGTCGAAGCATTCAGCGCCCTGAAGCACACCGTAAAAGGGTTCGAAGACTTCATTAGAGACTCTGCTCGCCGCGGCCTGCGCTACGCCATTTTCCGCAATCGCGAAAACGTTGGAGATAGGGAGTTCAGCCTGAGTGGAACAACCGAGATCCGCATCGTCCCAGTAATCGCCGGCAGCAAGAATGGTGGCCTGTTTCAGACCGTTTTAGGCGTCGTGTTGATCGTGGCCGGTGTTGTGGTCACCGCACTCTCTGGTGGCGGTGCATCGCCGATTGGCGCCGCTTTGATTACAACAGGTATTGGCATGGCTATCGGCGGCGTTGTGCAGATGCTCTCGCCAACGCCGAAATCAGCCGGCCAGCAAGAGCAAGCATCCACCGAAAACAAGCCCAGCTACCTATTCAATGGCGCGTTCAACTCGACGCAGCAAGGCCTCCCTGTGCCTGTGGTTTACGGCAAGATGCTGGTCGGCTCAAGCGTTATTGCCGTCGGTACATGGGCGGAGGCGATTCCTGCATGAGCGAAGTCATTATTGGCAGCAAAGGTGGTGGCAAGGGTGGCGGCAGTAGTAGCGGCTCAACTCGCGCGGCGGTCGAGGCGCCAGACAGTCTGCGCTCGCGCCAGCATGTGCGGGTGCTTCACGCGATTTGCGAAGGAGAAATCCTTGGATATCTAGGCGGCTGGAAGGGCATATTTTTTGATGATGTCCCGCTGCAAAACGCCGATGACAGCTTCAACTTTTCCGGCGTCGATGTTGATTCCCGCATCGGCACCCAGTGGCAGCCCTACCTGCCGATTACCGGGCTCGAAGCTGAGCAATCGGTCGGCGTTGAAATGAAATACGGCGTAGCGATTGAGCGGGCCATTACGGATACCGATGTCGACGCGGTACGCATCACGGTAAGTGTTCCGCAGCTGTCCGAGCAGAACACTAAAAACGGTGATACGGGCGGATCCAGTGTGGTTTTTCACGTAGAGGAAAAGCTTGGCAGTGGCAGCTGGTACAGGATGTGCGAAGACATCACTATCAGCGGCAAGACCATGAGCCGCACGCAGTCCTCTTATTACCTTCGTCTTCCACCGTCTGGCGGTTTGCCACGATACATCCGCCTCACTCGCTTGTCGGCAGACTCAGGCAGCGCTGCTATCCAAAATCGGACCTTCTTCGACAGCTACACCTTGCTGTGGGATGAAAAGCTTCGCTACCCGAACACCGCATTGGTTGGTGTATCGCTCGATGCCCAGCAGTTCTCCAGCATCCCGCGCATGTCCTTCATGATTGGCGGAATGAAGGTGCTGATCCCGAGCAACTACGACCCGAACACCCGGGTTTATACCGGATCCTGGAATGGAACATTTGTCAGGGCCTGGACCGATAACCCGGCCTGGGTCTGGTACGACATGCTCACAAACACCCGCTACGGGCTTGGTGGTTTGCTCGACTCAGCCCTCATCGACAAATATGCGCTGTATAGCATTGCTCAGTATTGTGATGGCTCTGTTCCAAATGGATATGGCGGCTGGGAAGCTCGGTTTACCTGCAACCTTGCGCTGACGACCCAGCAGGACGCCTGGAAGCTGGTAAACGACATGGTGTCGGTATTTCGCTCTATTTGCTTCTGGGCGGGCGGATCGCTCACCGCTGTGCAGGATGCGCCGCGGTCAAGTCGGTATTTGTTCAACAACTCAAACATTGTTGGTGGTGATTTCAGCTACCAGTCGGTCGCATCCGATCAGCGCTTCAATGTTGCCGCGGTAACGTGGAATGATCCGCTTCAGCAATACAAGCAATCGGTCGAGATTGTTGAGCGGCCTGATTTGATTGCCAAGTGGAACAGGATTCAGCAAAGCGATGTCGTGGCCGTTGGCTGCACGTCGCGCGGCCAGGCTCGTCGCCTCGGACGGTGGCTTCTTTACGCTGAAAGTGAGGCCGTAACGTTTGCCGTAGGCGCAGATGGCGCGATCCCACATCCTGGCGACGTCATAGATATTGCTGACGCGAACCGGGGCGGCGCTCGCAATGGCGGCCGCCTGCTCGCTGGCAGTACCGCTTCGAACCTGCTGCTGGATGCACCAATCGGCTTGACTGGTACGGGCGTTGTTAGTGTGGTGATGCCTGATGGATCGTATGCGACGGCTGCAGTCACTATAGGAACCGGCGCAACATCGATCACTGTATCCCCGCCGTTAGCGGCAGCGCCGCTGGCTACTGCGCCGTGGATATTCTCAACAGCCGCACTGGCGACGCAGAAATTTCGCATCATCGGCATCAGTGAGGGCGATGACGGGACTTATGCGATCAGCGCCGTGGCGTTTGATCCTGACAAGTTCAATGAAATCGAGTTCGGTACGCCTGACGTCGACAACCCAATCAGCAGCGCAAACCTCGCGGCGCCTGGCCCGGTCGGGCAACTGACGTTCCTCGAGTCGCTTTACGACACGGGAACTGGATTGGCCGCAGCAAGACTGACGGTAAGCTGGATGCCACCCGCCAGAGCTATGCGCTATCAGGTCGAGGTCAAGAAACCTGGCGGAAACTGGGAGTATGTTGCAGAGGTTTCGACGCCAAGCATTGATTTCGACTCTGCTTCATCTGGGGCTTGGTCGGTCCGCGTTACGCCGAAATCCGTGCTTGGCCTATCCGGCCCTGCATCGATCCAGGTCTACAACGCTCAAGCTTTGCTGGCGCCGCCTGCCGCGCTTATCGGCCTGCGCCTAGATGTCATCAGCAGTGTTGCCACATTGGCGTGGGACCCAGCCCCAGAACTGGATGTGAAGCTAGGCGGTAGCATAAGCATCCGGCATTCCCGTAATACATCATCCAATTGGGATACGGCTCTGCCGTTGACAGATGCTGCCGGGCGTTCGACCTCAGCAGTTGTGGCGCTATTGCCGGGCAAGTACATGGCCCGCGCAGTCGACTCGTCTGGCGGTGGCGGGCCCATCACCGAAGTTTGGTCCGATGCCCAGGTGTCACTGCCTCAAAACGTCGTACTGACTGTTACCGAATCTCCTGCGTTTTCAGGGGTTGCAGTAAATGCAGCCGCTTCTGATGGCGTGCTGAAGATGTCAGCACTCGGTCTATTCGATGACGTTGCCGACCTGGATGCATGGCTCGGAGAAATCGACAAGTACGGCGGTTCTCACTTGACGATGAGCTATAGCTTCGCCACGCCATCCGACCTTGGACACATCTACGACTGCCGTCTAACGGCAAACGTTGAGGCTGTGCTGTACGACGATGGCAGCTACATTGATACGATTGTTGATTTTGACTCAATGATCAGCATCGACGGCGATCCTCCGGTAGGGGCCTCATTGTCGCTGTGGGTTCGCACGTCTGACGTGTCGCCTGCTGCTTGGTCGGCATGGAAGCCATTCGTGGTGGGTGATTATCGAGCTCGGCTGTTCGACTTCCAGCTTCGCGGAGAGGTATTGCTTCAGACGAACTGGATCGACGTCTCAACCCTGGAAGTCACGATCGACATGCCAGACCGGATAGAGAGCGGTAACGACATTTTGGTTCCAGTCCTCGGCCTTCCAGTCGTGTACTCGCCGCCGTTCAAGGCCAGTCCAGCCGTAAGCCTGACAGCTCAAGGCCTTTCGCCTGGCGACTACCTCGACGTTTCAACCAAGACCGCTAACGGCTTTACGGTCTTTATCCGCAACTCAAGTGGGGTCGCCCAGTCGGGCCGCTCGATTGACTACATCTCAAAGGGATACTGATCTATGTCGCAGCACGATATGACCGTGGACAACGGCGCGGGCGTTGCTGTCCGCGCCGATATCAATCTGGCACTAAAAGCCTTGGCATCTCAGTCCAGCGGACCTTCGGCGCCGAGTCCTACCTTTCCCTGCCAGTTATGGGCAGACACCGGGACTGGCAGACTCAAGCGCCGGGATAGTGCAAATACCCTATGGCTTGATGTGGGAATTCTTGACGCGCTGGGCGAAATCCAAACTGTTGCTTCTGCGACCTTGACGGATATCGGGGCGGCAACGTCGGAGGTTGTTGCTGTCTCCGGCACTACCACAATCACCGGACTGGGGTCAATTGTTGCTGGAGTTAGGCGCACAGTTCGATTCACCGGATCTCTCCTGCTCACCCACAATGCTACCTCGCTGATCCTTCCGGGCGGCGTCAGTATCACCACAGCATTAAATGACACGGCTGAGTTCCTGAGTCTTGGCAGTGGTAACTGGCTCTGCCTGCGTTACAACCTGGCTAGCGGGAAAATGGTGGCAAATCCTGTCGGCACGGTTTCGCAGAGCGGAGGCATACCTACCGGGGCGATTATCGAGTTCGGGAGTAATTCGAACGGCAAATTTACAAAATATGCCGACGGCACTTTGATTTGCTGGTACTACGGGTCTACGGGTTATGCAATCAATAGCGCATCCGGCACTGGCGTATTTAACTCGGCTTTGGTTGCGCTGACTTTCCCATTCCCTTTTTCTTCGAACTCGGTAGTTCCGGTAGTTATTCCGGCCGCAATCAGCCCGGCTGGCTACTATTCATGGGCGGCACTAGATCCAAGCTCAGCAAACGTTACTACTTGCAACCTTCGGCTAGTGTCCCCATCCAGCTCCGCAACTGGCTACTTCTCTTATATCGCAATTGGTCGGTGGTTCTAATGAAGATTAAATTGTCTCCTGTGCGCCTCGATGAAACATTGTCGGTCGTTAAGAACGGAAGCACACTCGAAGTGAATGGAGAGCTGTTTGATTTCAGTCGAATGGTGGCTGGGGATACCCTCCCATCCAGCGCCATAGCGTCAGGGTGGTTTACTGCTGACGTCGACCATATTAATGGTGAGCTGGTCGTCACGCTGATCCTGCCGAATCCATGGAACTACAGTCAGGAACAGGCTTTTCCTGTTGATTTGGTAGATGTCCCAGATGGGCCGGTCGTATTTCCTCAGCCGCTATCAATAAATCTTCAGGCGTGGACAGAAGCTACAGTGGAGAATTTCCAATGAGCAACATCGACTGGAACAAACTCATTACGCAAGCCATGAAAGATGCCGCGGCCGTCGCTGCGCACCTAGTCGCCATGAAGGCGGAGCTCGCGGCGCGCAATGCGCAATGCGTCTTACAGATCACCCGCATTCAGGACCGCATCGATACGATCGGTTACGGGATCGAGGCCGGGGATGCGACCGAGGAGGATGAGGCGGAACAGGCGGCGCTAATGGTCAGCATCGCTGCCTGGAAGGCCTACAAGTTCGCACTTGGCAAGGTGACAAAACAGCCGACATGGCATGCGGCGCCAGTGTGGCCGGCCATTCCGCCTATCCCAGATATCATTGCCGACCCACAAGCACAGCAATCGCAAGAGGTGTGATATGCCCATCACCGCGCAACAGCTGCTGCAGATCCTCCCGAACGCCGGCAAGCAAGCCGGCGTTTTTGCGTCTGCGCTGAACTTGGCGATGGATCGCTTCCAGATCAACACTCGCCTGCGCATGGCGGCCTTCATCGCCCAGGTCGGGCATGAGTCTGGCCAGTTCAACTGGGTGAAGGAACTCGGTGGCGACCAGTACCTGAGCAAGTACGACACTGGGACTCTGGCCAAGCGGCTGGGCAATACGCCCGAGGCTGACGGTGACGGGCAAAAGTATCGCGGGCGCGGCCTGATCCAGATCACCGGGCACGACAACTACCTGGCATGCAGCAAGGCGCTGTTCGGCGATGACCGGCTGCTGCGCACTCCTGAACTGCTCGAGCAGGCCGAGTGGGTCGCGAAGTCTGCGGCGTGGTTCTGGAACTCGAGGAACCTGAATGCGCTGGCTGATGCCGGCGACTTTGAACTCATCACCCGGCGCATCAACGGCGGGATCAATGGCCTGGCCGAGCGCCAGGCGTTCTACGAAACCGCGCTGAAGGTGCTGGCATGATTATCTGGCTGCGCATCCTTCCTTATATAGCTGCGGTCCTTCTGGTGGCGGGCGCGTTGTTCGGCGCCTATCACCACGGCGTGAGCGTCACTGATGCCGAGTGGCAGTCAGCATGGAACGATCGTAACACCTGGGATGCGCTAGCCAAGGCCGACAATGAAGCCGCCGAGCGTGCCAAAGAGCAAGCCCGTCAACAGTCAATCAACAAGGCGATCCAAGATGGTCAACGCACGATCGATCAAGCCACGGCTGATGCTGCTACCGCTCGCGCTGCTGCTGACAGCCTGCGCGGGGCGGCCGACGCTATTGCCGCTCGACTCGCAGCCAGTGAAGCCAGCGGCAATTCCTGCACTGCCGCCGCAAGCAAGGCAGCTACCAGCGCCGCAATGGTGCTTGCCGAGGTGCTCAAGCGCGCTGACCAGCGAGCGGGCGATCTGGCTGAAGTTGCTGACCAAGCCCGAGCCAGAGGATTGACGTGCGAGCAGGCCTATGACGGTTTATCAGGGCACGGAACTTAAGGTGAGCGTCTGTACTCCAAAGCCGAGCACCCGAATATCCTCAGACTGCCCGAGCTGTTTTGGCGAAACTGCCCCTGGCGCTTTCAGCACGATTTTTAATGAGCCGTTCTGAATTAAGCCCTTGGGAATTTCTGCCGATCGCGTACCGCTAGGTGCAGCCAAGTCAAATGTCCACTTCGCAATCTCGGTTCCATTCGCTTCCGCGATAATGGTCTGAGTTGGGTGCTGTGGCGTCAAATAGGCCATGCCATCAATAACTAACTGGTACGATCTGGACGGTAGCGTTAGCTGGATTGAGCCGCCGACATCACCAAGTGACCATGCGCCCCACCTCTCTGCGCCGGCCCATCCGGTAGATGCATATAGCCAGGCTCTGCCCCCCGCAACGAAGCTCAGTTGTTCACCCGGAATGTACTTGTTTAGGCACGACGGATTGATAACTACGTAGCCTCCGGTTTCAGAAAGTTTCGAGTCACATATTTTGTCGATGTATGGAGTGCGCCGCATCATCACGTACTCAGCCCCATCCTTGATCTTCGCCGTTTCGCGTAGCCAAGATATTGCACGGTCATCAAAAGGATGCTGAAACGATGTCAGCGACACCATCACATTCCCCATCACTGGAAGCGTCCAGTCATCAGATACCGTATTTCCCGGTTTGAAATCAGCCAGTTGATATTTAGTGGCATTGTCTGCATAGGCCAATGCACTAACAATCGGAGCAACCGGAGTTTTGTAACCCTGGAGCGCAAAGATCGAAGCAAGGCCAGCCAGAACAGGTGCAACCAATCCGGGGCGCAAAGTTTCCTTGTTGCTCCAATAGTGCGCAGTTATTAAACGAACGGCGTTCATCATTCCGAGCGTAAACACAATGAACATGTGTTTTTTTACTGCGTAGTCAGAGCCATCGCCATGAAGCTTCAGCAGGACGAACTGAAGAACTGCCAGCCCAACTGCTGCAACTGCGGCTGAACCTAGAATCGCATCGGCATATTCACCCTTTCCGCGCCAATATTGACACAAGTTCCAAGCGCCGATTGCTCCACATATAAGTGCAACCAGCAAAGTCGAGCCGTAGCCAAAAACAAGATGTCCGTCATTGCCTGAAATCTGACGCATCACTTTGAATGCCGGATTGGTAACGACGATCACGGCAGATCCGACGACCATCACTACCAAGCTGACAGCATTCTGCACGCGATCACTATTACCGTTGCCCCAGCGATTCCACAACTGAAACGCCATCAAGGCGCAGCCAGCGGCGAGAATATGAACCGAAACTAACGGTTGAATCCACATCGTGGCCAGACCGGCCAGCAAGAAAGATAAAGTTTGTTTCCAGCTTTCTCTATTGTTTACCGCCCACAGGAGTACGCCAAAATACACCACATCAGCAACGAGCTGAGGGTAGAAAAAGTTTTCGACTACTTCCCAGCCTATTAGAGAGTTGGTGAACATGAGGGTCAGGAAAGCAAGTGTCAGCACCAATACGCGTGCGAGAGACCCAGCCCCGACGAGAGAGATGATCAGCACGTAACATAGATAGACTGACACGATTGAGACAATCGTGATTCCGACAAGCCCAGAGCCGCCGATCCATCCGATAATTGTTGCCATCCAATGCGCCGCTGGCGGATAGAACGCCATAAGGCCGATACGCTCAAAG